ATGAGCTGTAAGGGGGTAGGTAATACTGGCCTACCCCCTTACCATGCGCGAACGTGCAGTAAACTCGCACCGAACGTTTAGTAAACCCGTACCGAAGGTCGCGTAGCGTTACCCGAAGGGGTCGCTTCAGCACCTCCGGCGCTTCGCTCCTTTGTGTTGGTAACCAGGCGGGCTGGTTGTGTGCCTCCGGGCTCTGCGCTCTCTGCGATCCCGCCCTCCGGCTTTAGATTAGGCAGAAATGGGTTGCTGCCGCTAAGTAGCCTCTCTGTCCTAATCAACGCTCCGCTGCGCTCCGCTTCTAAGTTCAGGAGAACCTAAACTCTGTACAGTAACGCCGTACGGCCGTGTGATGCTCGCTTATCGGAAGCTCCGCTGCCGCTCCGCAACCTCTAAGCTGCGCAGGGATTGAAATCGGACTTTAATTAATTAGTCCGTGTAGCGGAGGCGTGCTACGCCGTCTACGTTACCACGCATATTAGCGGCGTCACCGACTGTGCGGCAGACGAGCAGGAGTGAACCTGACGAAATGTCTGCAATGGTGCAGGGGTTGGTTTGGTTTGAATAAACCGTCTCAAGTGCTCCTAGCTTGATGAAGTAATCGTATGGGATACGACTAATGTTACTGGGGGCAGAGCCGAAGGCTGGGACGTTGAAAGGGCCCATCGGAATCATTTTGTCCATCAGGACTCTAAAGCGGTCCATGTTGTCATAACGGGGTGGGCACTGGACATCGGGGCATGACTCAGTGCCTTGTTGGTCTGTAATACCAAAGATGGTGTCAAAGGTAGGGAGCGCTGCTCCTGAAGGTTGTTTGTCGAAGACAAGAACCATGCGGATGTACATGCCTGTACTAGCGCCAGTGGCGAAGGTAGGGGTGACTATAAAGTCGTAAAAGCCTTGCAGGCGAATAGACTTCATGTGGATCTTGCGACCAACACGATTCCATGAACCTGCGCCGGTGGTGACGGCGTTCATCAGGGTGATGTTTGCGTTGGTGTTAGTGGTTGAGATAACACTCGTCTGCGAGTAGTCGACATCGACTCCTTTCTTCGTAAGGATTGCTGCCTGTAGGGCACGAACGCTACTGCGTCGGTAAGTAGCCTTTGAGACTCGCTTGGCAGCAAAGCTTGCTTGTCGTTGCTTGTTGGCTGACTTTTTGACCATGGCAGACCGTTTTCCAACGGCTGAGCGGTAACTGTATCCACCGGGGGCCATTTTTTTGTGAAAAAATTTAATTGCCTATTTGGGTGGGTTCGCGATGCGCGTTCCGGAAAGCGTTTCTTTCCGCAGTTATTCTTTCTTAGAATGAGTTCTGAAGATAACCTCTCTCAGCCTCCGTCATCTGAGCCGTCGCAGGAGGGTTCTCAAGAATCTCAGGATGCATCAATGCCTCTTGAACAGTCAGAGGACTCGCAAAGTCACAGTTCCATGGAAGGTTTCCCTTCCTAACGATGTAGCCTCTCTCGGTGAATTCGATGATGTTGGTCAACCTCCTGTTGAACGATTCCCGTCTATTCACGTCCGCAAGAACTTTTGGGTACCATATACCGGGCCGGTTATTCGAGGTGAACACTATGTGATGCACCAGGAGTTGACGGAAACCGCCTTTGGTATGGACCTCCATGGGGTAGCGATCGCACGCCTGAAGGAAGGTAGTGTACTTCCAATTGCCGTAGAAGTCGTCAACGACCAAAGTCTCGTGCTGATCGGGACGATAGTCCCCAAAAAAGTCAGTCGAAGTCTTCGAGCCGAAAGAAGCCAGCTTATAAGGCGAAGGGCCCTGCATGGCGTAACGAGTTTTACCAGAACCTGGGACGCCGTAAGCAACTGTCACGACAGTCTGCCACGATCGAACCGGAGAGTAAAAGTTAGCTAACTTCTCCATGCCCATGTGCATGCCCATGTATTCTTTGGGGTAGGCCACTATGGCGGCCGTAAGGCCTTTTGCTTTCAGTACTTGGACTATGCCTTCTGAGGTGATTCCGCCTTGGCTGGAAAGGTGACCATCTTCGAAGATCAGTTGGGGGTAGACGCGGGGTACTCCTTCACAATGCTTACAAGCACAATCGGCGACTGGTTTCTTACAATAATGCGCTGCCTGTACTGCCGTACCACGGCGTGGTTCCCAGTGTGCACGTTTATGCATCTTCTTGCAAGCAGAAAGACGTTGTCCTGATTGAAACTGTACAAAGCCTTGGAGGTGGGGTGTGCCGCCTTCCCCAACCTCCAGCTGATATACAAGGTAGTTGTATAAGAGCTTCTGACAACGTTCCCTATCTCGCGTTCGCGGATTATTAATTGTAAAACACCAATCTTTGCAGCTTGGAGTTTGTCTTGGCATCTCATCAAGAAGTGATGAGCTGTAAGGGGGTAGGTAATACTGGCCTACCCCCTTACCATGCGCGAACGTGCAGTAAACTCGCACCGAACGTTTAGTAAACCCGTACCGAAGGTCGCGTAGCGTTACCCGAAGGGG